ACACTTGCTAAGTCCTACCTAGGATTATTCACTTTTCAGCGTTTGGCTCGCGCTCAATTTAACGCAGCAAAAGCCTTCGCCGCAGATGATAAAGCAGCAAAGGTTCTTAGCCGGTCTTTAGATAATCTAGGACTTGCCTACGCTGATCCAGCAGTCAAAGGTTTTATAGCCGATCTAGAGAAGCAGTTTGGAGTCCTAGACGATCAACTTCGACCAGCCTTCCAACGCTTACTAACTACTACTGGCGATGTTGCTAAGTCTCAGTCTTTACTGCGTACGGCACTCGATCTTGCAGCAGCAAGTGGTGAAAATGTTGTAACCGTAGCCGGGGATCTTTCAAAAGGTTATGTAGGACAAACTCGCGCACTTGCTAAATATGGTTTGGGATTAACTCAGGCTGAACTAAAAGCCATGAAGTTTGAAGATGTTCAAAAGCGGATCGACTCTTTATTTGGTGGTCAAGCTGCGGTTGCAGTTGATACATATTCAGGAAAGTTTGATCGCTTAAATGTAGCTATTGCTAATGCAAACGAGACTTTAGGTAAAGGCTTCTTAGATAGCCTTACAGCTATTGGCGGCGGCGGCACTCAGGGCTTTGATAACACTTTAAACTTTATAGATAGCCTTGCCAAAAAAGCCGCTACATTCCAAACAAACTTCGGAGTCGGCATCGGTCAATTCTTAGCGATCCTTCGTGGAGACTTAGCTGCGGCTAAGTCTTTAGGCGAGAACGCTGGCAAGTCTGCGCCATTTATGGGATCTATTCCTTCAATTCAGTCAGAGGTTAACAAGAAGGTTGCATGGGATCGGATTAACCAATACAAGAAGGAAAACGCTTTACAGGCTAAATTGCTTGCATCTAAAAAGGCTGAACTAAAAGCCGCTAAAGAAGCAGAAGCGTTAAAGAAGGCTGGCACTATCTTTGATCAGCAACAGACTCAGATTATCGCAGCACTTAAAGGCAAGATTACAGATGAGGAAAGAACCCGACTTGAACTGCAACTTGCTATCCTTACTGGCAACACAACAGAAGCTTCTAAACTAGCTGGAGAACTTGCTAAGAGCCAAGGACTATCACAGCAACTTGCTGCCTACCTTGCATCTTTACCAGATGCTAAGAACCCATTTACAGCATGGAAGTCATATTTAGACATGATCGAAGCGCAGGTTCGCCGCATCTCTAACCCAACCGTTGCACCAGTTATGTCTATGGCTTCAGGTTATGGCGTTACTGGTCAGCAATACTCTCTGCCGCAGGGATCGACACAGACTAGCGCAGCAGGCGTGGAATTCACCGTCAATGTAAACGCTGGTTCAATTATTGCCCAAGAAGGTCTGCAAGATGTTCTGCGCGATACTCTGCTCGATGCTTCACTCTCAGCTAAGTTTGCTTCCATATTCCGTCAAGGCGGGTCGTTCGGAGCATGACTTTACCTGCTCAGATAGCCGTCTCATTCGACTTTACTTCTGGCGCTACCTTTGGCTTCCCTTTTACTATTGGCGATGCCAAATATGGCAAGTTAGGCACAGGCACTCTAGCCTCAACTACTACTCCAGAACCTACAGTTGATCTGACTCCAGATGTTCGCTCAATAAGCATTCGCAGAGGTCGCAACATCATGCGCGATACCTTTGAGGCTGGTAGCGCAACAGTTAGAGTTCTAGATCCTAATTCTTACTTTAACCCGCAGAACACTTCTAGCCCTTATTACGGTTTCTTGACTCCGCTACGCAAGTTGCGCATTTCAGCAACAGTAGGCGGAGTTGGTTACTTTTTATTCTCTGGTTATACAACAGACTATAAGTACACCTATCCTCAAAACCAAGAGACAGGTTATGTCGATATCATCTGCGCAGATGCTTTTAGACTCATGCAGCAGGCTGGAATTACTACAGTCGCAAGCGCAACCGCCGGGCAGGACACAGGAACACGCATAGGCAAGATCCTTGATCAAGTCTCATTCCCGACATCTATGCGCACGATAGACACAGGCAACACAACCTGTATCGCAGATCCCGGCACTTCTCGCACAGCTCTTGATGCGCTAAAGAACGCAGAATTCTCAGAGCAGGGCGCGTTCTTTATTAACCATGAAGGCACAGCCGTATTCTTAAACCGTACCAATGTCATCAAGAAGGCTGGCGATACTCCGATCGAGTTTAACCAGACAACAGGTATCCCTTACACGAACCTCACCTTCGCCTTCGATGATAAGTTGATTATTAACAGCGCCGGCATGACCCGCGTAGGTGGCACTCAGCAGGTCTCAGAAGACACAGCCTCTATTGCTAAATACTTTCCGCATCAGCTAAACGAAAATAACCTGGTGGCGCAGACAGATGCAGACACTCTGAACATAGCCAAGATCTATGTAGCGACTCGCAAAGAGACCACTATCCGCATTGATCAGATGACGGTTGATCTGCTCGATCCAGATGTGCCAACTGCGACAATGCTGGACTTGGATTACTTCCAACAATTAAAGATCACGAATGTGCAGCCAGATGGCTCAACGATTGTTAAGACACTACAGGCTCTAGGTCTTGCATGGGATATCACGCCAAACTCATTCAAGGTAACACTAACAACTCTCGAACCTATAGTCGAGGGCTTCATCATCGGCAGCGATGTATCAGGTATAATCGGCACTAGCATAATGGCGTATTAGGAGATATAAATGGCAACAGGTTTTCCAGCAGCTACAGGCGATGTCCTAAGCGCGGCTATGTATAACGGACTCACATCGTTCTCAGTAGGTGCGGCTAATACAGCCGACTACACAGCAGTCTTAGCAGACCAGTATCAGAGCCTAGAGATCATGAACAAGGCAACTGCTATTGCCTTTAAGATCCCTACCGATGCTTCTGTGGCGTTCGAGATCGGCACAGTCCTAACCGTTCTTAATATCGGCGTAGGTACTTGCACTATCTCAGCAGTAACACCCGGCACAACCACAGTCCTTTCAGCAGGCGCAACAGCAGCAAGCCCAACCCTTGCACAATATAAGTCAGCAGCCTGCATCAAGACCGCTGCTAATACTTGGTATGTCGTGGGTGCAATAGCCTAATGATCGCCAATGTAATTACAGGGCTTTTAACCTCACCTACGCCTGCTGGATTAACAGTTGACTATTTAGTAGTCGGCGGCGGCGCAGGCGGCGGTCGAGATGTTGCTACTGGTTTTGGCGCGCCAGCAGGCGGCGCAGGCGGACTTAGATCAACCGTAACTGCAACAGGCGGCGGTGGTACTTTAGAAACTGCACTAAGTTTATTACCTAGCACAAATTACACAGTAACAGTTGGTGCAGGCGGCGCAGGTGCAACATCTAATCGTACTAATTCAAGCGTTGGAAGTGCATCAGTATTTTCAACGATTACTTCATCAGGCGGCGGCTTAGCAGCGGCTTATCCAAGCGCAGGCGGCAACGGTGGTTGCGGCGGTGGTACGACTAACGGTTCTGGTGGTTCTGGTACTGCTAATCAAGGTTACGCAGGCGGCAATTTTATTTCAGGTTCATGTGGTTCTGGCGGCGGCGGTGCAGGATCAGTAGGCGGTAACGGAGTGATCGGTGGCGCAAATGGTGGTTCAGGCGTAACGGTTGCTATTACAGGTTCATCAGTAGGTTACGCAGGCGGCGGCGGTGCAGGTTGGTTTAATGGCGCAGTACCGCAAACAGGTGGCACAGCAACATCAGGCGGCGGCAACGGCGGTAACGCATCAGTAGGAGCAAACGGCGGCGCAAACTTGGGCGGCGGTGGCGGCGGTGGATCAGTTTCAACATCAACAGAATTTAGCGGCGGCAACGGTGGCGCTGGAGTAGTCATTCTCAAATATGCAGATTCCAAAACTATTACTATCGGTGCAGGTTTAACAGGTACAACCGCTGCACCTTCTGGCGGTTTTAAGGTAACAACTATTACCGCTGGCACAGGAAATGTGAGTTGGGTTTAATGGCACACTATGCGTTCTTAGATGATAACTCGATCGTTACTGAAGTCATTGTAGGCATTGACGAAACTGAACTTATTGAAGGTCTAGACCCTGAGACTTGGTATGCCAATTTCAGAGGTCAAAAGTGCGTTCGTACTTCTTACAACTCAAACATCCGGTATAACTTTGCTGGCGTTGGCATGACTTACGACTCAGATGCAGATGCTTTTATTGCGCCTCGCCCTGAATGTGGTCATAAAGAATTATTCTTAAATGATTTATTTACATGGAACTGCCAGAGATGTGATCTAGATGCTAAGCAGTTATCCGATGAAGCCTAAATTATGCAAGGCAGGTCAACAACTGAGAGAACAGTTTGATGATACCTACCCAGACCGCGATCGCCGTTCCGATGGCTGGATCGGTGACCTTCGTCATTCAGCGCGCCCTAGCGACCACAATCCTGATCAATCGACTGGGATTGTTAGAGCCATCGATGTCGATAGAGATGTCCATAAATCAAGCAAGCCCGATCTCATGCCCGATATTGCTGATCAGCTTCGACTCGCAGCCAAGAAGGGTGAGAAGCGTATCTCCTACATCATCTTCAACGGTCGCATTGCATCGTCTCGCATGGGCTGGCGCTGGCGGCCTTACAAAGGATCTAATCCGCACGATCATCATTGCCATGTTTCTTTCACTAAAACAGGTGACGAGGATGGTTCGTTTTTTAACATTCCGCTATTAGGAGGCAAGTAAATGGAAGCAGCAATAATCGCAGGACTTGGCTTGATGGCGATCCCAGCCATTCGCGCAGCTATAAAGTCTCACCGCGCTAAGAAGGCAATCAAGGATGTAATCGTTGATGCAGTAGAAGCCGCAGTTGATGAGATCGACCGCGATAAAAAATGAGTCCGCAGGATTACTTGAGTCTTTATATTGCCACACTTGCACTAGTGGGTGGCTTGGCTGGCTATGTGATCACGCACTTGCTGTCGGAGATTAAGCGACTCAATGCGCGTGTCGATGAGATCTACAACATACTCTTAGAGCGATAATAAAACCATGGCTCGCAAGAAGGCTATCGACTTAGAGGCTTACTCTATGCTAGATCAGTACTGCATCGGGCTTAACGAGTATTACAAATCGCTAAGACGAGCAGGGTTCTCAACAGAGATGGCCTTGGCTATCTTGCTTGAGCCTTTAACTTATCCGGCAACGATCTTGCCCACTCCTAATTGGCTGCCGCAACTTCCCTACTCCATCCCATACGATGATGACGATGAGGATTAAATTTGAAACGCACCGTAGTAGTGCCCGACCTGCAAGTGCCCCTACACGATCCAGTAGCGGTCAATAATGTTATCTCTTTTATTAAGGCTTACCGCCCCGATAGCGTACTTACTCTGGGAGATGAAGCAGACTTCACAGAGATCGGTCGTTGGAGCGAAGGCAAGCCAGGATGGTACGAACAAACACTAGCTGAGAACCGAGACATGACGGTTGATATCCTCTGGCGCTTAGGTGAATATGCCAAGGATCAACACATGATTAGGTCTAACCATACTGATCGTCTATTTAATGTAATCATGAATAAGATCCCTGCGTTCATGTCTTTGCCTGAACTAAAGTTTGAGAAGTTCATGAAGTTAGACGAGTTAGGCATTACATACCATAAGAAGCCCTACGCGGTCGCTAAGGGCGTTTTGGCGGTACATGGGGACGAAGGTAGTGTGAAGCCAACACCAGGGCTTACAGCCCTTGAGAGCGCCCGCAGAGCGGGTATTTCAACCATCTGTGGTCACACGCACCGCGCTGGTTTTTCACAATTTTCTGAGTCTAGCGGTGGCAAGATTAACCGCATTATTCGAGGCTATGAAGGCGGACACCTTATGGACATCCGTCAGGCTACCTACACAAAGACCCACAACTGGCAGCAAGCCTTTATTATCGTTGAAGAAGATGCCAAGGGCAGCCAGATAACCATTATCAACATCGAGAAGGATGGGACTTTCGTAGTCCATGGTCGCAGGTATGGACGATCTCGATAACGACATCAAGCGCACTATTGACGATGCGATGGATGATGGAGAATTGTTACCGTTTCGTTATCTAAATGTGCTAGGCCCTGTCTGCTAGCCATGCAACACTTATGCCAAGAAGGTGCGAAGGGCGCACTAGAAGGGCAGTAAATGAACATTTATGAAATCGGAATACTGATGGTTCTATGGACTCTCAGCTGCGTGTGGTTCTACACCATGGGCATTAACACAGGTTATATCGAAGGCCGCAAAGCAGTTCGTAACTTCTACGAGCAGCGCGATAAGGTGAGAGCATGAATGCGCGTGATTACCTCAACGAAGCCAAAGCAACAATCCAAGACCGAGGTCTCGACTACGGTCATCCGTCAGACAATATGGCAAGAACGGCTGCCCTCTGGAGCAGTTATCTGGAGATGCCAATTACAGATTATCAAGTTGCGACATGCATGGCACTCGTCAAAATAGCCCGAAGCATGGAAAGCGCCAAGGTCGATACTTATGTGGATGCGGTTGCTTATCTAAGCATTGCCGGTCAACTCCACACAGAGGAGAATGAACTCTATGTTTAATCTCGAAGAATATGAGACAGTAGAAGAACGCCTAGTTAAGTTCTGGAAGGAACATCCCGATGGTCGAATTGACACTACTTTGGTTGAGTCAACGCTTCAGCGATTTATTATTAAAGCTGCTATTTATCGAACTGAAGTGGATGCACAGGCTTGGACAACTGGCTTTGCAGAGGAAACCGTCTCAACGCGAGGAGTTAATTCTACTTCGGCGCTTGAGAATTGCGAAACGAGTGCGATCGGCAGGGCTCTGGCTAACGCGGGCTATGCTTCAAAAGGCAAACGCCCTAGCCGCGAGGAGATGTCTAAAGTCAAAGCATCTGAACCAAAGCCTTTCGCAGAGAAGCTAGCAGACAAGATCACCATGCCAGCCGAGGATGATCCTTGGACAACTAAGGCAGTAGGAGAAGCGCCATCGAGCGCCGATGCCATAGCACTAGTCCAAGATGTTCTAGGTGCAGTCAAGGTTGAGAAGGAAATACCTTTATGCCGCAACTGCCATGACCATAAGCCTATGAGTTGGAAAACAGGCGTAAGCGCTAAGACCAAGAAGCCATGGGCTAACTTTAACTGCTTCGCATGTAAAGATGTGATCTGGTATGAAATTAAGTCAGATGGCTCTTGGGGCCCGCAAGAGAATAAGTGGTAATGACATGAGCAGTTTACAATTCATGAACCAAGATGGTGAATGGGAATCATTCCCTGATGTCGATGTAATCGAACACTATAAGAAGATCCGAGAGAGCGTTCATGCTAGTGGGATCACTACTCGATGCTGTCTTTGTAACAGAGAGTTCGATGTGTCAGAGATCGTCATTACCGGCGGATCTTTAACGGCAGGATTTACCTGGTCATGTCCAGACTGCCATGCAGTTACGTTGGAGACAAGTGTCTCAAAGTAGGAAACACCGCGGCTTTCGCACTGAGCGAGTAGTCGCAGAGTATTTGAGGCATTGGTGGGAAGGTGCTTCAATAGGTCGAGGTTCTGGGCGTGACATACTCAATGTCCCGTTCGATTGCGAGGTCAAGGCGCGCACAGGACTCGACATTAAGGGAACGCTCCGCCAGATCGAGGATAGAACAGCCAAAAGCGGCTTATTGGGGTTCGCTTGCTTTCGGCTCAATGGACAGGGTGAGCAAGCTAGTGATTATGTAGCGATGCTTCGTTTATCTGATCTGGTGGGGCTTCTCCTTGAAGCAGGATATAAAGATCGCAAAGACAATGTTAAGGACTCAGACATTCAAAGATGCAAGGGTTGTGGCGAATGGACTTTAAGCGACCAATGCAGATCATGTGAGGATCAGTAATGCCCATCTATGAGTTTGAATGTACGAATGATCTATGCGAAGCCAATCTTCGCTATGAGAAGGAGTTGAAGATAAATGAACCACACGATGTCGAATGTGGGTTCTGCCGTGAACCTATGCGCAAGATATATTCATCCTTTGGTATTCAGTTCAAAGGCTCTGGCTTCTACTCCACAGATAAATAACTTATACACACCTGTGGATAACTAATGTACATTCCTTCACTTAACGCTCACGACACGCGGAACACCTGTGGAAACTTGACTCGTACGATACACTCTAGGCAAGAGCCCATCAAGGGCTCAGACCGCGCCCGTAAGGGCGTAGCGCGGTGGGTTGCTGGAGTGTTAGTGGGAGCTCTATGTCTAGTGAGTACTGAGACATCAGAGGCTCAAAACATGCCATTAAAAGCATTAGCAGATAAGCAGCTAACAGATAAGCAATATCATTGCCATAACGAGATTGTATATAGAGAGTCTCGATGGAAGATAGATGCAGTCAATGGATCACATCATGGCTACTATCAGATGCGTACTGAGTCTATGAAGAATAAGCCTTATGACTATCAGTTCTATATCTATTGGTATTATGTATCTAAGCGCTATGGTCTAGATCATGAGATACCGGACTACTGCAAGGCACTACATCATCTAAAGACTAAGGGATGGCAATAGTATGGCTAAGCGTGGAGACCCTAGACTTACCAGAGATTACAAAGCGTTTAGGTTAAAGGTACTGGCAAGAGACCAATGGTCTTGCTTCTATTGTCAACAACCTGCCACAAC